GACCGGATTAAAACAGGAGACAAAATGAATTGCACTTGCAACGCCTACAAATTCCCGCACCGTCCTGGCAGCGGCGAATGTCAGATACCAGAATGTAAAGATTGTCAGTGGGGTCAAATTGAAGTAGACCCGCATAACACTGGTGACAAGTGGTATCGGGAAATCCATTGTAACGCACTCAAATGTCCGTGGGGGAAAGAATGACACCCAAACAAGCAGTAGCATTAGGTAGATTTTGTGGTCTAGCAGAGTTTATTAGAGACTGCAAAGAACTCCAATACTTGCCATATGAAACAGTCCAAAAGCGTCTTATCGAAATACTTGAAGAATATCACTCGGAGGAATCATGCAAGCAATCGCAGCAGCCTTAGTCAAGGCTCAAAAGGAATTCGGGCCAGCTCTAAAGACTTCTACTAACCCTCATTTTAGAAGTCGGTATGCTGATCTGTCTAATTGCGTCGAAGCCGTTATAGACGCGTTAAACAATAACGGCATCATGTTGATGCAATTTACGCATCCTTGCGACAACGGTGTTATCGTTGAAACAATGTTTCTCCACGAATCAGGAGAACACATTTCAGGTGGCAGGCTTCATGTTCCAGCTTCCAAGCAAGACCCACAAGGCTACGGATCGGCTCTTACCTACGCTCGCCGTTACTCTTTACAAGCAGCCTGTGGTATCGCTCCAGAAGACGACGACGGTAACGCAGCATCAAAACCTACAGTAAAAGTAGAAAAGAAACCAGATGACAGGGATCGTGACACATTGAAGTTTATTCTTGAGGCTTGCGAAAACCTTGAACAACTTAAGGACGCATACTCCAAGATGACTTCATCTGAAAGGTCTGCGGTAGCTGACGTTAAAGACGATATGAAGGGAAAACTCAAGTGAGAGAGTCTAACCAATTCCAGAACACCGGAGAATGGCACTCAGAGCGCACAGGAAAGCTCACAGCCTCTCGGATGGCCGCAGCCATGTCTTTCCTTAAAGCAAAGTCCGGCAAGGCTCCAGAGGAATCCTCGAAGCGTTATGACCTTAAGAAAGAAATCCTACTTGAAAGACTTACAGGTAGGATCGTACCCAAATTCGTTACTGACGCAATGCAACATGGGATAGATCATGAACCATTGGCGAAAGAGGTATTTGAGCAGAAGACGGGTATTCTTATCGAAGACGTTGGTTTTATTGAGTTTTCTGGTGGCGTTGATAACTTTGGTGCTTCTCCAGACGGGTTGACTTCTGACGGCGGGTTGATAGAAATAAAGTGTCCGACAGAAAAGACTATGCTAGAGTATCTGTTAAAGGATACAATTCCTGAAGACTATAAGAAACAGATGTGCGTCCAGTGTCTTTGCGCTGGTAGAAACTTCGTTCACTTCGTAGCCTATGACCCTAGACTTCCAGAAGACATTAATTTCTTCCATAAAATCTACACTCCAACAAAGGAAGAACTAGACGAGGTACTACACGCAGCAATGAGATTTTTAGAAGAAGTGGACGAGATGTTTTTACTTTTAACACATAGGTGATATATGGCTTACGAAATGAAACCAGGCGAAGGCAGTGCTTTTCAGAACGAGAAGAAAGAAGACTGGCACGCAGACATGCGCGGTAAGGTAGTTCTTCCTGATGGGAAAACGCATTACCTTGACGTATGGAAGAAACAAGACCGTAATGGCAATACTTTTGTGCGAATCAAGATAGGCAAAGAAGCACAAGGACGATCAGAGAATCCGCCTTCAAAAGAAATTAAAGACATGAAGGACGATTTGCCTTGGTGAAATGGTATATAATATAGGTTCCATGGTGATAATTGGAATTTATATGAAAACTTGCAAAAAATGTGGGGAAGAAAAAAACCTTAATGAGTTTTATAAAAAAGGCGGATATCTTATACATTCATGTAAATCTTGTTGCGTTTCTTATGAAAAGAATCGGCGATTAGAAAAAAATGATGAAATAAGGCTGTATGAAAAATTAAGAGCAAATCTTCCCCACAGAATTGAAGCAAGAAAAAAATATTCTCAGACTGAAAATGGAAAACTATCTCATAAAAAAGCAGTGCAAAAATATAGATATGCTAATCCACTTCGTCGTGCCGCTCATCAAATAATTAACAATGCAGTTGCTAGAAAAAAAATCATAAAACCAGATAATTGTTCAATTTGTAATTCAACAATTAACATTGAGGCTCATCATGATGATTACACAAAACCGCTTTTAATTAGATGGTTTTGTGAAAGTTGCCATAAAGAATGGCATAGAAATAACATTCCAATTTATGAGGTTTAAAACTAATGGTAAATCCTATTCTTGGGGAGCAGAGAATTGATAAACTTCGATTTCACGTTCACGAACTTACTGACGCGGTTGAGAATCTTATTCACGTTCTCAAGGAGCATGGATATGACAACGAAATCCTATTTCACAAGCATAAAAAAGCAGTCGAAAAAGCAAGACAAGATTTATACGGAAAAGCTGCAAAAGGCGGTGGAATATCTAAGGTCGAAGAACAAGTACGCTCTCGATAAGGATAACAAATTTGTTTATCGAGATTCTTCTGGCAGATTTTTGACTAATGAAGAAATCGAAAAAGCAAAAACAGAAATAATCCCTTTGCGTAAAGTGATTTAAAAAAATAGCCGAAAGCGGAAACGTGAGTAGGCTAAATTTTGGATAAAAAATGAGGCCAAAAGAATTTTACCGCAATATGACTCGTGAAAAAGCTGAACAAATACGGAAATTATATTTTTCTAGGCAGAAAAAACAAAAAGAATTGGCTGAAGACTTTGGAATCAAACAAAACACGGTAAGCAGGATTATTTCAGGGATGGTTTGGGCATGAATATCATTTCATTGGGAGCAGGTGTTCAGTCTTCTACAATAGCATTGATGGCTGCGAAAGGAGAGATAACGCCAATGCCTGACGCGGCAATCTTCAGTGATACAGGATGGGAACCAAAAGCCGTTTATGAATGGCTAGAGTGGTTAGAAAAACAACTGCCATTTCCTGTCTACAAGGTTATGCACAAAGAAGGATTAAAAAATGCCCAGTGGGATGGCATAAGAAACTCTAAAGTGAATATAAAAATTCAAATTCCTGTGCATACTGTTGACAGAGACACTATGCAGGCAGGAATGGTCAATAGAATTTGCACCGTAGATTTTAAGATTGTTCCAGTTATAAAAAAAACAAAAGAACTTTTAGGATTAAAAAAAGGCGCTAGGCTACCAACTGAGCCGGTATGTACTACATGGGTTGGAATTAGTAAGGACGAAATTCAAAGGATGAAAGAGTCAAGGGAGAAATTCATAAAACATCGGTGGCCGTTGATTGAGATGAATATGACTCGTCTTCATTGTTTGGAATGGATGGAAAAAAACGGTTTTCCACGCCCTCCACGGTCTAGCTGCATTATTTGTCCGTTTCACGACGATAACGAGTGGAGAAATTTGACAGCAGAAGAATTTGAGGAGGCATGTCAGTTTGATGACTTTATAAGAAATAAGGGCGGGATGAAGGGAGATTTGTTTATCCATCGGAAAAGAGTTCCATTGCGGGAAGCTGATTTGTCAGACCCACATCAAAATCAAATAGACTTATTTGGTAATGAGTGCGAAGGAATGTGCGGAGTTTAATTATTAGCCGAAAGCGGATGCTGCCGATGATCTCTGCGATGGAGACTAGGCAGACGCAGCGAGTAGGCTTCCTTTTTTGGGAGGAACAATGAGTTTAATGGATGTGTTACTACCGCAGCATGTTGAAATCACACAACCTGCGAGACTTATCAGATTCGGAGAAAAAGACAGAGACTTGTCTGTAGAGGAACGAGTAATAACTTTAAAGATAAACGAGATAGACAAGAAACTTGTTGAGTTGCGGAACAGAAACACAGACATGAAATCTAGGCTCAACAAGATGTTGAGGTCTGGTAAAGACTTATCATTAGTCAACAAAATGAGAAAAGAAAAAAACGAAGTATTGCGTCAAATAGGTCTTCTCAGTAAAAGGCGTATATCACTGCAATCTAAAATCTAGGGCGAGTGGTGAAACTGGTAAACACAAGGGACTTAAAATCCCTCGGCTAACGCCTTGCCGGTTCGAGTCCGGCCTTGCCCACCACGGAGAGATCATGAAACTAACTTACGAAGATATTGAGGTAATTAGGGATACTTTAATATTTGGAGACAAAGTATCTCCAGATGAGATAAATACCTTATGTGATATGGCACTCAGATCGCTTGATCTTGAATACGAGCATGGGGAGAAAGATGATGTTTGAAGACTTCTGGAAAGCATACCCAAGAAAAGTAGCTAAAGGCGCAGCTAGGACTGCATGGGAGAGAACAGCCAAGATTCGCCCACCCATAGACGTTCTCTTGGAAGCAATTGAAAAGCAAAAACAAACTGACCAATGGAACAAAGACGGAGGAGTTTACATCCCGCATCCTGCGACTTGGTTACGTCAAGAAAGATGGGATGATGAGGTAGAAATCGACGTTAGACCGAAACAATCTCAGACTCTCGCGGCTATCTATGACCTTCAGATGATGAAGGCGCTCAAATGAGTAAACTCTGCATTAGAGAATGGAAGATAGTGCGCGGTTGGATAAGTCTATCTGTCTTTTTAGGTCTAGTCTGCGGAATAGGATTAGCGACGACTCTTGCTAATGCCTACTACAACTTGCCTGATGGCCTAGACAGCCAGCAAAGACAGATGGCAATGGCCTGCAAGTTGCCTGACAGAGATGGAGCCATGACGGTCTTTATTTTGGAGGACGGGGAGTTAAAGTGCTGGCGGTGGAAATGAATGACTCAGTTAACCATCCAAAGCACTATACCGAACACCCTTCAGGGATTGAGTGCATCCAAGTCACAGAACACATGTCTTTTTGCTTGGGCAACGCAATCAAATACATCTGGCGGGCAGACTTAAAAAACGGCGTAGAAGACCTCAAAAAAGCCGTCTGGTATCTTAATCGTGAAATCAACAGGATGGAAAATGTGGCTAAGAAATGAAGTAATAGAGGGTCTTCAGAAACTGTTTTCAATTCGCCTCAAAAACGCGCCTCCTGCGGACGTTATTAAAGGAACTGTTGAGGTCTGGACAGAATGTTTAGCTACCAGACCCATAGCCTGGGATGAGAAATTGGACGTAAAACGCGTTAAACGGGCTTTTACGGAGCTTTGCGCGACTTGTGATACATTCCCCACACCAAACGACTTCCTGCGCGTCCTAGCCCCGCGTGACAGACCCTTGAGCCTTCCTAGACCTATGGACAATAAGATTTCTAAGGAAAATAGGGAAATGCTGGATAAATTGATTTCTGGTATGAAACAATGAACGAAGAAGATGAGGAAGAATTGATGTGTATGACCTGCGCCAAAAGGTCTGGAGCGATACACTTAAATTGGACTAGGGGTAATTGGTACGACGAAAAGTGTGATTTCTGTGGGAATAAGACTCAAGTATGTTACGTTGAAGATTATACTTGGATCATACACTGATGATCTCACCTCGAAATTGGAATGAATCTTCGTCAAACCTTAAAGCTAATTCCGGTTGAAGCAATACACCGTCTCTATACGTCAACACCGCAAACCCTGATTGCCAGTTGGTTTTTCTTCCTTCTAAATAGTTTACAAACTGCGGGTCTCTACATGAGTCAGCGGTCATACCGTGACGTACCGCATATCTACGACCCCTGCGGTCATCGTAAGCAACGACTTCTGCTCGGTGATCATGCCCTGTTACTAGGTTGACGCCTGCCTCTTTGGTTCCGTTGTATCCTGCGTGAATCCCGCCTTTTTCTCGATGCCTGATCTCAGTGTGTGACGGTTGACCTTCGTTGATAGTGACGAACCACGCAGGAGTCCAGCCTTGTATGTGGTCTTTTAGGTGGATTCCTTCAACGTCTTTGTATTCTGGTGCCATCGCAGCTAACCTACTCTCGAAGCGCAGATCATGGTTGCCCAGGTTCCAGACGCGCCTACTATTAGGTGAGGCTTTAATTATTTCCTCAGACCTTTCCGAAACAGTATCCAATTCTTCACGAACAGTAGGATACTTCTCGTGACCGATTGACGGATGCCTTGAGATACTAGGAAAGTCACATGCGTCACCATTCCAAACAATGGCAAACGGTTTAATCTTTTTCGCAAGATAGACTAACGCTCGATGAGAAACAGGAACTTGATTAGGATAGTAGTGCTGGTCTCCAGCCACTAAAACAACACCATCCTTCAGCTTAAATTTTACCTCTACCCTATCAGAGGTCACCAGCATGGATTCGTCGTATCTTGGCCTTCCCAGAGAATCAATAGTTCTTAGTAAAATCCCATGTTTTTTTTCGATTGTTCTTTTTCTTGTTTGAATGTTTTGAGCAGCGATTCCTGTTGCTTTAGCCATCTGATAGGAAGAATTGCACTCATTCCATATTCTTATGAATTCTTCATCTGTTAATTTAGGCGCAGCCATTACACACCACCTTCCCAGCCCATAGACTCACAAACTATCTGAGCTAATTGATTAAAGTTCTCGTCGTGTTTATCGTGGTCACAGTCAGCGTTTTGCTCTAGTGCTGCGTGACACATTTCGTGCGCTACAACTTTCATGAGAGCCTCAATAGTATTAACGTATTTACTGCTTGAATTCACTACTAGGAGTTGTTCAGGCCAAAAATACAGACCTAAGTATTTCTCCATTCGTGACGCTTTGAATTTAACTCCTCTTGGGAGTTTGATGTCTCTAAAAGCTGTTACCTTTAAAAGATTGTAAGCAGCCTTTATAGACTTTTCTGTGACCAGCATTTCACACCATTTTTAGAGCTATCTCTTTCACCTCATTGACTCGACGAATCCAGCCTTTACCGAATACCGGATAGCTTCCTAGCTGTTTGTAAAAGAACTCCCTGTGGTCAGAAAACTTTTCTATTAATGTTTTAGGGTCATACTGTTTAACAGCTTCTAATGTCTTAGGTCCGATAGCTCCATCTCTGGTAGTTCCGCAGATAGTCTGGAGAGTGATTACAGACCTCCCAACGCCGGCATTGACAGCAAAATCAAACACCACATAGTCAACACCAGAAGGAAGATCATCACATCGCGCTGCGTCCCAGTATCGCTTTTGATAGAGCGGAGCAACTTGCTCCACGGTGAGTCCTCGCATTTCTTCTTCATTTGAAGGCGCTCCTTTCCATTCTTCCCAAACTTTTTGAGTGACACCAAGATTAGTCCTACCACCTGGGTCGCTTGGGTG